CCGAAATCACACGATTCCCAGATTACAAGATGGTGCTAGGAGATTATATCAGAGGCGTGAAGAGCCGTGAGGCTACAACTAAGCGTCCTATGACATCTACCAACCGAACAGCACCTGCTCAACCAAGACGCACAGCAACCCCTGCCTATGTCCCCGAAAAGGAAGCAAGAGCAAGAGAAGCATCAAAGCGTTTTGGGGCTAATGGTAACCGAGATGACCTTTCTTCTATTATCGCTAACCGATTCCTGTAATCTACAAAACCTATAAACTACTATGGCTAATCTAACAGAACCCTCCTTCTCGTCTGGTAAGAGAGAAGAACTCGCAGACCTCATCGCTCTCGTTGATGCAAAGGATACTCCTTTCACATCGATGGCTAAGAAAGGCTCAAAACCCGGAAATACTCTTTTCCGCTGGCAGGCTGACCGCCTCCCTACTCCAGTAACAACTGGTACAATCGATGGCACAGATGTCACTTCATACGAAAACTATGTCAAGGATGGTGCTACGACCTATCGTGCTGAACTCAGCAATTACATCCAAATCTTCAGACGCTCAGTTCGTGTGTCCCCGCTTACGCAGGATATCTCGACTGTCGCTGGTGTTCGTGATGAACTTGCTAACAATGTCGCTAAGGGCATCCAAGCCATCAAGCGTGATATGGAATCCACATTCTGCGGTACGCAGGGTGCTCAATTGGACTCTGGTTCAGTTCCCTACATCACCAGAGGTCTGGATAAGTGGCTGAAGCCAACTGCTTCAGTTGACACAGTTCTTCCTTACAACACTCAGTTCGCAACTCCTGCGGCTAACAGAAACACAACGGCTACGACTGCCACGCTGACTGAAACCCATGTCCAAGATGTCCTCACAGGTATCTACACACAGACTGGTCAGTATCGTGACTTCGACCTCCTCTGCGGTTCTGCCCTAAAGAGAGCGTTCACTAACCTCGCTTACACGACAAACCAAGGCACAGGCACAGCCCCTATGACTGCTATCCGCACTCTCAACAGAGAGTCTGATTCCCAGTCGTACATCTCGTCTGTCGATGTGTTTGAAGGCGATTTCGGTAAACTCCGTCTTCACCCTTCACACTTCCTCCAAGTCGCTTCTGGCGTT